CACAAGGATATGTAAAAGAATCAGAAGACGGCTTGGCTTATTTGAAAGCTGTCTTGAAAAAGGAGGATGATTGATGTGTGCAAAGAGGAGATTAGCAGCATTTTTGCTGGTTTTATTGGTGGCATCTTGCTATGTCTGGGCATTTCCAGGAAGAAAGGAGCAGGCGATACAAGCCGATTCAACACAAGCGGAAATGACATATACAAAGAGCGGAGCGATGAAAGAATCGAACGATCTAGAGAAAGACTTGAAAGAGCCAGCGACATCATTGAAGGAGAATGATTACAGCAAGCAAGAGCTGAAGGATATTATCGAAGAGCAATACAAGGATCAGATGGAGGCTGAGGAAGACAATCAAAGACTCAGAGAAGAAAATGAGAGACTCTCTGTTGCAAATGCAAAACAAGCTGATGATCTGGCATATACCAGAGGACAGCTTGATAAGGCCAGCTCTGTCAAAGCCTTTGCGAATCTGAAAGCTGTAATCGGCTTTGAGGACAAGCTTCCAACTTGGGGCCTTGGTGGTGATTTTGGACTAAGATTCAAATCTGGGCTGATGCTATCAGCAGGTGCAACCTACATTCTTGGCGACTTCAAGAATCCTATAGATTTTAGTTGGGATCTGGATTCGCTATCAATGAGCATGGGTATCGGTTGGGAATGGTAATTCTGTTCTAGTTTTGCTGCCTCAGAATCCATTGCAGGATCTGAGGCTTTTTTATATTCAACAGGAGGATAGGACTTGGTGTAAGGGCATAGAATTTATAGTATGAATTGTATGATGTAAAGCCGTAGGTATTCTCAATTTTTCCTATCCGTCTATGTCAATTGCTCCTGACTGTACTTTTATTTGTTCTCATTAATTCTATTTGACTTTCTATATAGTAACACTTTCCCAATTTATCGGACTATAGAGACCTAACTATGGCTAGGGATTTTTTCTAGGTCTGCCTGGTTTTCTCTTTGGTTCGTTCCCTTCTTTTTCTTTTTTAGGCCTTCCGCGTTTTCTTTTTATGGTTGGATCTATAGCAAGTCCAAGCTTGACCATCAACTCGAAAACGGAGGGAAGATTGTTTCTTTCCCAATAGCCATCATGCAGCTTGGGCATGGTACAGTCGCCTTTGATGCTACGCCAAACAGAGGAAAGATCTTCCATCATGTCTCCATAAGAAAGCTCATCCAGTACTCCACATTCTTCTGCTTTTTTACACATCCTGGAAGTAAGAACAGTAGAAATAAAATTGATGAATTCTGATCCAATTACACTGTAGTCACCCTGTACTCTAGTCGTAGTCAAACCTAAATTGCCCTTGTACTGCGAGAACATCAACTCAAGCAACCATCTTTCCTCATATATTTTGTAAACATCTACTAGAGTGAGATCCAAATCGGAAATAAAGGCAATGATGCCAAAACGTTCTTCTCTCTCTTCGTATTGCTCTTTATTGTAGCTGCTTTTCTTGATTGCTTGATTCAAAAAAGCCTGTTCTTCTTTCCTCGCTCGGTAAGTATCTTTGAAACTATACAGAAAGCGGGAATCCTTGAGGAGAACCTTTTTCCCTTGCAATGTCTTATCCCCATAGTGGAAAGCGGTGTCAAATGATAAGGCATTGCATTTATCGACAATCTTGGCATCGCGCTTGACGGGAAGAAGAAAGTGCAAATCCGGATTGTCCCTCAATTCTGGTTCTATGTTCTTTAACGGAAAGCCCTTGTCTGCAACAATGATGCCCCTCTTTATTTTACGTTAGTGCCAAGGATTCCTCGCTTCATGTAAAGAAAAACCACCCTTTTTTAGGATGGTATATGTAAGATTCATTAGATAAAATGCATTTTTATGCTTTTCCTTTGTTAAAAAAGCTTTTTCCTTTAATTTGTATAGTCCGATATTTTGGGAAAGTTTTAATATAGGAATAAGCCATTATGTAGCTAATAGAAATCAAGACTTAAGCAGGGTATTATTTGAAGATTGCTTCCAAGCTGAAGATGCGGGTTCGATTCCCGTCGGTCGCTTTAGTTCGTAAGTTGTTGTATAGCAAATATTTACTCTGCTCTACCGAAGTTTTGATAGAATCGGTTTTTGTTCTTTAGGAACAAAAAAGAACAATCGAGTTCACTTAGGAGAGCAAAAAATGAGAAAAAGAAACAAAATCCCAACACTTTTTGAAGATAAGGGCAATTGGTACTTCTTTTCCTATGACGAGTCAGGAAAGAGAAGAAAAATCTCTTGTTGCACAAAATCGCGAAAAGATGCAGAAGCCGTTTTGAAGGAATTCATCCGTGTGCCAGTTGTGCAAATCGAGAAGCGAAAGACTCTAAAAAGCTGCATCAAAGAATTTGCCAATATAGACACCAATCCCAGGCTCAAGGAATCGGAAATCACAGGAAGATTGTATGGACATCTTCATGCTGTGAATATGCAATCGAAAGCAAAAAGGCTATTGGAAACTATACCTAGCAAATGCTTGCTGAAGCCTGTAAAGGACTTATCCAGAATCGAATGCATAGAGATAAGAAAGCAAATCTGGCTCAAATATGGACCTACATCAGTCTCATACAATATCTGGAAAGCCTTTAAAAGCATCCTTTCATACTGTTCCCAAGCTGGATACATTATCCAATCTCCAGCTTCTGGTCTTGCGAATATAAGCTATGAGAAACAACAAAGGGTTGCCATCCCGATTCAGGACATAAAGGCTATATGGGAGTCTAATCACTTTCTCTCAGAGGAATACAGGGCTTTTTTTGGAGTCTTGGCTACAACCGGCATGAGAAGAGGAGAAGCCGCAGCTCTTTGCACGGCTCAATTGAACGAGAGGAATGGAATCAAGCAGATATTGATCAACAGAGCCAGAAAGGACGAGGACTGGAAGACAATAGGACTTCCCAAGATGAACATCATAAGAACTATTCCCATTGCCAATGTTACTTACGAAATCCTCAAGCCATATCTGAAGCCAGATGCTCCATCGGATCTGATCTTCCCAAATATCACAAGACAAGGCATAAAGATATGTTTTGACCGCATAAGATGCCTTACTGATTTCAAGATGGATTTCATTGCTCCTGAAAGAATCCAGAAGATATCACCTCATGTTTTGAGGCACTCCCTGAATACAGAGTTGGTTCTATCAAAGCTTAACAATATCCTTGTGCAGGAGTATCTTTCCTGGCATCATCAAGATCTTGGCACACAAGAGGGATATACCCATATCTATGCAGAGAACCTTCTTCCTGTTGCAGAGCAGATAGACAGGATATTTGGATGACAGTCATCCTTACATTCATTGACAAAGGAGCATTTTTGCTACATCATGAACAAAAGATATGAAGTACGATTATCCAAGAAGGCATGCAAGAGTCTTGGAAGGCTTCCAGAGATGGAGAAATATAGATTCGCTCTTCTTTTGGATGATATCAGAGCCAATGGACCAATCAGAAAGAACTGGAAAAACTTCTCTGAATTGGAATCTGGGAGAGGTTGGGCAAAGTACCATTGCCACCTGAGTTACCACTGGGTAGCTTGTTGGATATGGGAAAAAGATTCTATCATAGTGGAGGTGTATTATGCTGGCAGTCGTGAAGCAGCCCCATACAAATAAGGAAGTCCTAAGGATAGAAGGAACTATCTCAAATGGGCTTTTGCAATATGTCAATACAACATATGGAAAAGAGAATGTAAGTTTCTGGAACAATCATGGAGAAGAACTTTTGGATCCATTTGATATGGATTGGTACAAGGATGCGAAGAAGGGCATAAAAGACAATCCAGGGATAAAGCTCAGTACATACAGATGGAATTCAGGTCTCACACAGAAAGAGCTTGCTGAGAAATCAGGAGTGGCAAGGGAATCCATATCCCAGATAGAGAGAGGAAAGAGACCTATTGGCATCAATGTGGCAAGGAAGCTTGCTCCTGCTTTGGAAATCAGCTATAAGGATTTGTTGTAGCGACATGAAATTTCATCGCAATTGCTATCTGTATTGGATGGCATTTTTACGATTTCATATTTGGTAGTTCATTCTGAAAGCTTTTATTTGCTTGAAGATCGCAGCAAGCAATGATATTTTTAAGTTGGTTATCGAATGGTGTTATTTATTGATAATTATGAGGGAAAGGATGACAGCAACTTTCAATGTTTCTCAGAGTGTAATTGATTGGATTATTTCTCAGGTAAAGGGGAATGTCGTTTTAATGTCCTCCGATTCTAAAATAATGCCAGAGTTATTAGCCTGGAAAGAGATCACCAAAGATTCCTGATGTAGCGAAAGCTTTTGGTATAGACGTAAAAGATATTTCATATCTGTTCAGGGCTTTGGGAATAAAGCTATAGGAACGTAAGGGATGGCTCTACGAGACTGATATCTGCTAGACGAGCAGATAGTGAAGAAGAGGGATTCTTTCTGCGATTAAGCATAGCGGTGCAGGCTGGCAGATGAGAGTAAATGATTACCTAAGGCAAGGTGTTGCAAGAGGACAACTCTGAGTGAATATATCGGTATCTAGGTTTATCTTTTGATGATTATTACGATGAAAGCCACTCGGTGCATATTGCCCAGTGGTTATCTTTGTATAGCGGGGCTAGGTAAGATTTACCAGTTGTTCTCTTCTTCATCCCAGCAATTCCGTGGAAACGGTATTATTTTTTCCAGGAATCCTGAGGATTCTTTCAATGAGTATGAAATCTTCTTCTGTAGCAAAATGCATTAGATAACTTGCAATCCTTTCTATTCTCGGTGGATAGCGTTTCGTATCCTCTCCTGAGAGAAGGTATTCCATTGGCTTGCCTATAGCTTTCGATAATTTGAAGACGTCTATTGTCTTGGGCAACCTCATGTCTGTGCGTTGCTGTTTCATGTTATCTTTGCTCAGGTTGCCTTTTTCATAAAGCTCTCCTAGTGTTTTATACGGGTTGCATTCATCCACTCGCTTCCAAAATTCTTTACCATCAGTAATCATGGCACAATAGTAGAAAAAAATAATAAAAATATCACCAAAATTCATTGACAACTTACTACTACTACTACTACACTTAACTAACAAGAGATATTAATACAACTCTAAAAGTAGGCAAAGTGATGGCAGAACTTTTTTCGACAAAGATACTTATTACAAAAGAAGAGAAGAACTCGTTCAGGAATCTTGCCAGATCAAAAGGAATGACTTTCTCTGGATATCTTGGCCAATTGGTCAAGCGTGAGCTAGCAAACAGTAGGAGGCCTGAAGATGGCGATAAACAAGCTTGACGCTCTTATGAAGCTCTATGAAAAGGAGTGTGAACAAGAGTCAATCCATACAAACTTGAAGAAATCCATCTGGGATCAGATAGAGCTGATTCTAGGTGAAGAAGAGTTTATACGTCCCAAGGAGGCTGCAAGAATCCTTGGAGTTTCTGGGCAGACGGTAATCAACTGGATCAGGATTGGAGTCTTCAGACCAGACGAATACAAGAAGGTATCAAACCATACGTATTTGCTGAGCAAAAGGGTTGTCAAGACTGGAGACTTCTTTAAACGCAGGAAAAACCTTGGTTCAAGCACAGCCGAGTAGATTTTTATACAACAACTTTCGGATATCAGTAGTCAGATTGGGGCTATGGCAGGAATCGATTTGGGAGACGGTTCATGTAAAGAAAAGGTCTCTAAGAAGAGACCAAACACCATGGAGCAGGGAAACCACTCTTCTGCTCCATTCCTTAAATGATTTTAACAAAGGAGACCGCAATGAAACAAGTGCTTTTCATTCTAGTAGCAACAGTCATCATGGAATGGCTTATGCTTATGGACTTCATCGAATACAAGAGATGCTCCAGAAGGACAAAGAGAACGAGAGAGATCTTTGGGGACAACTGGGCAATCATCAATAACGAGTTCATCGAATTCTAAGGAGAAACCATGGCAAGGTCGTTGAATATCAAATGCCTCATCCCTGATGAGAACAACAGGCAGTATGGTGGCACAGAGCTTATAAGCTCAATAGTTGATGGCAATGAGAAGATATACACTCCATTGCTTGTAGAGAAAGCAGAGAAAGCGGGGCAATACTATGTCATAGATGGGCATAGAAGACTTGCATCGGCAATAAAGGCTGGGATAGAAAGTGTCCCATGCGAGATTCTCACAAAAGACGAGGCTGAGAGAGCAAAGGCAATAACAAACATAGACAGACAGTCCTTGTCTCCATTGGATCAATACACATCGATAATGCAGCTGAAGCTCTTCGGCTACAACAACTCCTGCATAGGCAATATGCTTGGGATATCTAAATACCAAGTCGAGAGGAGACTCAGGCTCAATAACCTGATAGAGCCTTTGAAGAAGAAGCTGATAAAAGGAGAGCTTAGCGTTGACAAGGCTTCGGAGTTTGCACTTGCAAGCCCTGAGATCCAGAAGAAGGTATTGGAGAAAGTCGATTATATCCTACAGAGTGCATATTCACAGAAAGATGTAAGAAGAGCAATCAATCTCACAGAAGGAATAGCACTTGGACATTACAGCAATGCGTTTGTCGAGATGGGTGGCGTATGGGGATGTTCATGCCTGGAATGCAAAAGCAATCCCAACTCGGACTGTCTTCTGTTCGAGAATCCAAGCAAGGAGGAGTCCTTCTGCACACTTGGCAATTATTCATGCATCTCCGACAAGCTTGTTCGCATGTGCCTTGATAGCAATGCAGATGGGATATGCACTGCCAATAAAGAGATTGCCGATTATGCAAAAGGCAAAGGAATAAAGATCCTAGAGAGGAGTTGGCCAAGGTACACGCAAAAGGAAGACGAATGGCTTTCATCAGAGGTGGCACTGGATGATGATGGGGAAATCATCTATCAGGATGTTGTCTTGAAAGACGATGTCGGCAAAGACGAGAAGCTAAACGACAAGGCTATCGAAAAAGCAATAGACCAATGTAAAAAGACCATAGACTCAATCATGGATCTCATGCTTTCAGTATACAGGAGCAAAGCCATGCCATTGCTTCCAGCAGATGTAAGGCTTGCATTGATTATCTCGAAATACAGAGAAGGCAGCTATAACAATTTCCTTGTCTGGGATTCCTCTCTTGGCAGGGACTTGGAAGGAGCAATTGCCAAGATGGGATTGGAGCCTGTCATTGAGGGAAAGGCAAAGGATCCTCTCAAAAGCATGGACAGCGAGGATGTGTCGAAACTCTTAAGGCACATTCTGTTCGAGAAGGATATATATCTTCTTCTCAAGGACCAAAAGATCTACTCTGTGGCAAGCCTTACGCCTACATTCTATTCAGTGAAGTGCGGGAGCATCGACAAGGCGCTTGGAACAAAGCTGGAGAGAATACTGGAGCGTGCGAAGGCATGGTGGCCAGCAAGCACACTCTGGGATTCCATCTACGAAATGGCGGGGCGATATAACAAGCTCATAGAGACAATGGTCTCTCTTTCTGAAAACGAGAAGGAGGACAAGTAATGAGCGACAGAAGAATGTTTTCCAGCAGGGTCATAAACTCTGCCAAGTTCCTTAAGATGCCACTTTCCACTCAAGCCTTGTATTTCCATCTTGGCATGAGAGCTGATGATGATGGAGTAGTTGAAGCTTTTTCTGTAATGCGTTCGACAGGAGCCAACGAGGATGACTTGAGAATCCTTGTCAGCAAGGGCTTTGTCATCATCCTCAATGAGGATCTTGTTTGCTATATCGCTGACTGGAACGAGAACAATCTCATAAGGCCTGACAGGAAGAAGGACAGCATATACCAAGAGCTGTTGATAAAGGTTGTCCCAGACGTTGAGCTTGTCGAGATGAGGAAGAGGGCTTCTAAGAAGAAGGAAGAAAAAGAAGCTGAGATTGATACATCAGATGATGGAGAAACAGCGATTTCGGAGTCTTCAGAATATCCGCAAATATTTGATGGACGTCCAATGGACAACCAATGGACAACCAATGGACGTCCAATGGACAACCAATGGACAACCAATGGCCCGGCAATGGCCCGCCTAAGTAAAGATAAGTTAATAAAAGAAAGTATCCCTCTTATAAATAAGAGTGATACCAAAGAAAAGCCACAAAATGAGTGTCAAAATGCTGATTTTCCTGTAGAAACGGCTGAAAATACCGAGAAAAACAAAGCAATTGACTACAACGAGGTCTTCAACGCTTACCACAGCACATGCAAGGCTCTTCCACAAGTCAAGGTCTATTCGCAAGAGAGAAAGGCTGCAATCAAATCCAGGATTGTCGAGTTTGGAAAAGAAAAGCTTTTTGAAGTTTTCAAGCTTGTCAACGATTCTGATTTTCTCTCAGGCAGATCGGAGAACTCATTCAAGGGAACTTCATTCGACTGGATTCTAAAGCGGGGCAACTTCATAAAGGTCCTTGAGGGCAATTACGACAACTCCAGATTCGCAAGGGCGTCTCCAGCGAACAAGCAACGCACAGGCCATGATGGCTTCAAGACCGATTACGGAAAAGACAAGTTCGAGGAGATTTCGCTATGACAGCAAAGACATTGACATCACCAATCAAGGCTATCACTTGGGACTTCTACAAGAAGGGAGCGATAGAGGCTGGCTACGACTGGAATTCGATGTCCGATGAAGACAAGGACGCTTACATCAATGCCAAGCGACAGAGCATGGTGCAAGAAAGCAAGAGGCGAACAGCGATGGAGATTGAAGCGGAGGAGAGAAGAGCCAAAATCGAGAGGGAACGCAAGATCAACAGTGAGCTTATGAGATTTGAGCTTGTTGTCCCTAAAAGGTATCTTTCGGCAAAAATCAGCGACTTCTCTGAAAAGAATCCAGTTGTTGCGCATATCCTTGGCGGTGGTAGCTGTCTTCTCACAGGTTTGCCAGGAATCGGGAAAACGCATCTGATCTGGGCGCTTGTCCGGGAGATGATTATGAGAGGTGCATTGGTTGATGATTTCCTTGTCATCAATCTTCAGGATCTTGTTTGCGACATCAAGGAGAACGGCGGTTCCAACTGGGCTAGGTACACGAAGTCGAAGTACGGCAAGTTCAAAAGGCTGTTCATCGATGAGTTTGACAAAACGTATGGAAGCCTGTCGGACTACACAATCATCTCCGATCTTGTCTCGTATCGTTATGACAATCTTCTTTCGACAGTGATAGCTGGAAACGGTGAGACTGAGGTTGCGTTGGACATCCTGGGCTCAGCTGTTTTCTCAAGGCTTACAGGCAGATCTGATGGCGGGGCATATTTCCCGCTCAAGGGCGAGGACAGGAGGAAGTGATGAAAAGCATCCTCCAAAAGCACAAGAGATGCTTCGTATGCGGAAAGACAGAGAACCTTGAATGTCATCACATCTTTTACGGAACAGCATTCAGGCATCTGTCCGAGAGATACGGCTTGAAGGTTTGGCTATGCGAGGAGCATCACAGAGGGAATAGCGGTGTTCATGGAAGGAACAGGGATTTGGGATTGAGGCTGATGAGGCTGGCTCAAAGGAAATTCGAGGAGAAGTATTCGAGAGCTGAATTCATGCGTCTCTTTAAGAGGAACAGGCTGAATGAGGATAAAGAGGTGGTTAAGGAAGATTCTAGGACAATGCAAGTTTCGGAAGGTGTTGATAACGCTGCTGTTTTTGGCTCCGATTGCAATGTTCCTGGCTGGGATCTGGATGGTGAAGGGAGCGATGGATGGAAATATCGGACAACTGGAAAAACCTCGCATCGAAAGTATTGATCGGAGGCTTGAATGAAGCTCGGAGAGGAGAAGTGGAAGGTGTTGCCGAATTTATAGGAGGAGACATGTTTGACGTATTTTGCTCTGTAGCTGGCATTGATAAGCAAAGATACAAGATTTGTTGCATGAGAGCCTTGTCTGAATATGCATCGAAGGAGGATGGGAAAAGATGAAAGAAGAATTTAAGGAATTAGCAAAGAAGCTGATAGAAAGCGATCTATCTGAGAAAGGGCTAATGATAAGTTTCAAGAAAGGAAGGATAAGTCTTTCTGATGAGACTTTTAATTCGATATGGATTTCAAAAGAGAATGTGTTCATGTCCAGAAAATACCTTTTGATGATTCTAGGCCCGGAAAACCAAAGTTTGGAATCAAAGTGGATGGATGAGTTGCCAAGTCTGGATGAATTTCTAACGCTTGTTCAAGAGCATATCCTAGGTAGAGAAAAACATGAATGATTTCAGGAAGTTTGCGATTGAGCTGATAGAGTTGTATGAATACACAGACATCACGATTGCTGTGAACAACAAGGAGCTTGTACTGAAGGCTCCTACACAAATGAATTCGATTACATATTTGAGCATAAGCAAGTTCGAAGATGAGTATCGGACACATGTCCAAAGGTATTCGTTCGACAACAAGTGTTCAAACATGTTCTATATGCACCAGCGGGAGTTTCCAATCAAGGCTTTCATAATGGGCTTGGCGAGGGAATACCTAAGCAAGCAAGACATTTCATCATTGGAGGAGAAATGAATGGAAAAACATGAAACAACATACACAGCAGAACAAGTTGCCCTGAGAGAGCTTGCTGTACTTGCCTGTGATGCATTCGACAACTATTGCAGCGATTTTGATGGGAGACGTTATTGCAAGTTCGAATCAAGGTGCAAAAAGATTGCTGAGATTGCTGGAGTGTCGCTTAATGCAATCAAAGAGGCGCTTGCTGTTATTTCAAATGACAGCTCATATGATTTTCGTTTAGGCCAGCTTCGTGCTTTGGGCGTTGACTTAGGAGCAAAGCCGGCAGGGGATTTTATGTGATTTCAGAAGAGCAATACAAGGAAATCAGGGAAAGAGTGATGGCTTCTCTTTCTGATGAAGAGAAGCTTCTTCTCGAGAGACTTGAGATGGATAAGGACAAATATGGGGAATGCACAGCCGGTATTGATAATCACGACAAAGAATGTGGTCCGTTATGAATCAATAACGGAAGCAAGCCGTGCAATCAGCATTTCCAAGCAAAGGCTTATCCGTGCACTAGAAAGCGATGATGGCGAGATCAAGGGAATCAAACCAAGAATGTACATCGATTATGCCATCGATTGATAGGGCAATGTTCCAGTGGTACGTTTTGCGGACCACGTATGTTTTTTTTAAGTTTGGGAGGTTTTAAACTGATTGACATGGAGACAAGAGCGTTCAAAAAGAGATGCAAGACTGTGGGATGTCCCAATTTGCACAATAACAAGAATGGCTATTGCAATGAATGCAATGCCAAGTATTATGCAACTCATCCCAGTCGCTATGAAAAGACAAGACCAAGCTCTGTAGAGCGGGGCTACGATTCGAGGTGGCACAAATTTGCAAAGAACTTTCTGAAGGACCATCCGGTTTGCGCTATGTGCGGCGCTCCAGCACAATGCGTTGACCACAAGGATATCCCAGCTGATGTGATGATGTCGGTCTATGGGGAATTCGATTTGGATCCAGTCCACTATCAAGCTCTCTGCTCCAGATGCAATACGATAAAGGGACGGTACGAGGACAAGAGAGCAAGGGAATCTTATGAGCGTGACAAGAAATGGATTGAGACCCAGGGGGAGGGGTAAAAAAACCAGCTGGGGTATTAACCCGTCCAGTTTAGCTTTTTCACACACACGAAGGTTTTTTAATGAGGGTAAGGAAATGTCAACAGCAAAAACAAATAGTATCTTGAAAGCAGCACCTGAATGTCCCAAGTCGCTCACAGGCCTTGCAGCCTTGCATTGGAGGGAATATGTTCCTCTTCTTTGCAAAGACAAAGTCGTATGCAAGGTGGATATCCCTGTATTGATAATGGCTTGCCAGTGCTATGAGTTGTCCCAGACAGCAGATAAGCCAGCAGAGCGCTACAAGGCTCAGTCCCAATACATCTCAATCATGTCCAAGTTCGGAGCAACCTACAAAGCAAGAGTCCAATTGGAGATGGACAACAAGGCAAAGCCTGAGGTAAAGAGCGAGGCAGACGATAATTTCATGGAGTACAGATAATGGCAACAAAGACACAGGTACAGAGGATAGCCGATTATTACAAACAAGCCATCAGAAGATATGAAGATGCTGTGCTCTCTGGCAAGCGCATGGCAAGCCTTGCCGAGAGGCAGAAAGTCAAGAGGCATCTTGATGACTTGCAAAATGGTGTCCCTGGATTTGTATTTGATCTCAATATTGGCATAAGGCCTCTTGTATGGATAGCTGTCAATCTGCGTTTTCCTCTCGGTGAGAGAATTGGAAAGAGCTTGCAACTTGCTGACTGGGAGGCTTGGGATATCTCTGTATTGTTTGGATGGGTCAAGGAAAACAAGCCATCCGAGAGACGTTTTGTTGATGCTTATATCGAGGTTGCAAGAAAGAATGGTAAGAGTACATTCGCAGGAGCGATATTGGACTATCTTGCATTCGGAGAGCGTGATGGAGTCAATTGCTATATTGCAGCTACATCGCTTGACCAGGCTGAGGAATGCTTTCTAAGAGCGGGGCGTGCCTTGAAGCTTGCAAAAGGTGCAACTGTGAGGATGGCAAATTCCAAGAACAACAAGCAGATCAACTGGAAGAACAGCATGATCAGGGCTATTGCATCAGAGCCAAAGGATGGAAAGCTTGCTTATGGCACTATCATAGACGAGTATCATCAGCATAAGAGCAATGACCTTATCGATTCAATCAAGAGTGGAAACGTATCAGATCTGCCATCGCTTCTTCTAAGAATCACAACAGCTGGGACTGAGCTCAATGGTGTATGCCATGAAGAGTATGAGCAATGCAAGCGCATTCTCTCTGGAGATGCGAGTGTCACAAGGTATTTCATCTCGATCTATGAGATGGATCCAACGGATGATGTTGCAGATAAGAGAAATTGGGAGAAGGCCAATCCGAATCTTGGCATAAGCACAGATTTGGAGAAAATTGAAGCAAATTATGAGAAGGCAAAGCTCTCTGCTCCTGATTTCATAACCTTCAAAACCAAGAACCTCAATATGTGGTGCCACAGCCTTGCCAAGTGGGCAAACATGCCTATCTGGCTAGAGAAGTGTACATGGAAGATTGATGAATCATTGCTCAAGGGAAGACGGTGCTATGGAGGCTTGGACTTGTCCAGCGTTTCGGACTTCACAGCTTTCACTATGGATTTTCCGATGCCAGATGGCAAGCATGTGCAACTTTCGCATTTCTGGATCGCGTACAACATGAAGGACCAGATAGCAAGGCAATGTAACATACCAATCGACAGGTGGATAGAAGAAGGTTGGGTTACAGCAACGCCAGGGGATGTTATCGACTACACATATGTATGCGACTACTTGAATGAATGCTATTGCGACTATCGTCTTATGTTTATCGGTGCAGATAGATGGAGGCTTGAGGATTTGAAACGAATAATGCCTCCTTGGTTCGTGGATGTCGCATATGAGTTTGGACAAGGAATGAAGTCGATGAGCCCATCAATAGAGTTCTTTGAGCGAAATTATCTGGAGGGCACAGTTGGCGACAATGGCAATGAGGTTATCGACTGGATGATGAGCTGTGCTGAAATCTTCCAAGACTCGGCTGGCAATGTGAAGCTTGTTAAGCCAAAGAGAGCAAAATCAGGAGCTCGAATAGATGGAGTCATTACATCTGTCATGGCTCTCGATGTTGCCAGAGCACAGGGAGAAAACAGCATCTCTGATGATGATATAGAACGTATGGTGTCGTTTATTTAGGTGGGATTATGAGATTGAGAGAGTTCTTTAAAATACAGACGAAAAAGAAGGAAGAGGCATTTGCAATAGAAGGCTATGGCTCTGCCTTGACTTTGCAAACATTGCCTGATTCGCTGTCCAACTCGAATTTCTGGAGCTGTGTTGTAAACCTTTCGCGTCTTTATGCAACGCTTCCTTTGCATGCATACCAGACAGAGAAGAATGGCTCATCGAAGCAAATGGATGATGAGAGGTTGCTGTCAAAGCTTCTTTCGTCTCCGTGCCCAAACATGAATGCTTATCAATGGAGATTCATAATGGGTTTCAATTTCGAGATGCATGGCTTGGCTTTGGCAATCATTGAGAGATCAAGAAGCGGTCTTCCGATTCAGCTCTATCCTGTTTCACCATCAGTTATGCTTGGCCACTGGAAGGATGGAGAGCTGTACTTCATGCACACAACCACTGGAACCGACTATCCATCAAAGGATGTATTGCAACTGTACAATACGCCAACAGGCTATGGAACTGTCCTCTCTCCATTGAAATATGCAAAGGATGATCTAGAGCTTGAGCAGCAATGCAAGAGGATGCAAAGCGAATACTACAATGGCGGTTCTGTCATTGGAAAGATCATCAAGGTGCCAGCCAATTTCAATGATGAGCAAATGGATAAGGTCAAGGCGAAGTTCGATTCAGCAAAGGGCTACAGGAATATCGTTGTAAATGAGAGAATGTCGGTTGACCAGATACAGATTCCTACATCCGATATCTCTAAGCTTACAGAGGCTCAAAAATGGTCATCATCCGAGGTTGCAAGAAGATTCAATGTTCCTCTTTTCTTCCTGGGCGATTCATCTGTCACATATGGGAATGCTGAGCAACAAGGCTTGCAAATGGTTATATATTGCTTGAATCCCAGAGTCAAGGCATGGGAGATGGCATTCAAGTCATCGATATGCCAGCAAGGGCAGTATATCAAGTTCTCTCTCGAGGGGCTGATGAGAGGTGATCATGCTGCACGTTCAGCTTTTTACCATAATGCAATCATGGATGGCTGGATGAGCATAAATGAAGTCAGAGCCAAGGAGGACCTTGCTCCAATTGATGATGGAGACACGCATTTCTTCCCGATGAACTATGCATCTGTCAAGGATATTGCTTCAGGCAAATATGCATCTACCGGTGGCAATGCTTGGGATGTCCCAACAGAGGAAAAGACAAAGAAAGAGATGTCATTGCAAGAAAAAAAACTTCATGACATTGCTTATGTTGAGGAGGCTACAGCTCCAGCAAGAAATTCAAGAGCAAAGCTACAAGCTCTGGTAAGAAAGCAACTCAAGGCAGAGATAAAGAAAATGAGGGAGCTTATAGCTACAGGACAGCCTGTTGACCATATCCTCTCTGATTTTACCAAGTGGCTCCAAGACAATGCCAAGGAGATGCAACCACAGTACAAGGCTATCTATCTTGATGTGTTGAAGAGAATGGTTCCAGTTGTTGCCAAGGAAGTAGGAACGAAGCAGGAAGTAGACGATGGAAAGCTTGACGATTTTGCATCCGCCTATTCGACAAGCCTTGTATCGAGGCACCAAGGACAAGTCTATAAGGCATTGTCTCCAACTGTCGGGACAGAGGATTTTGACCAAGCGTGCACAGATTTGCAAGATGATCTTCCAGTAACAACCGCTGAGGAGGAAGTGAACAGGAGCTCAAATGCATTCTCTGTCTTCATCTATGGAGCTTTAAATGTGCAATACATGCATGTCGTGGCATCTCCTGATGCTTGTCCATTTTGCTCTAAGCTCGATAGGAAGGTTGTATCAGTCGATGGCTATTTTTTGCAAAAAGGAACCGATGAGGATGATGGTGAAGGCGGAGTAAGACATATCCAGAAGAACTATAGGCATCCGCCATTCCATAGCCATTGCTCATGCAGTGTAGCACCAGGGAAATAGGAGTAGATATGAAAAAGAAGCTAGTTGAAAGTTTTTATCTTCCACCAAGGAAGATCGAGGAAAAAGACGGAGATGGAAAATGGAAGGCTCCGGTATGGAATCTTGATGCTGTCAATCTCAATGGAAGGATTTATCCGTATGAGCTTGCGGAGAGAATCGTGAAGGAGAATCCAGCGACTATCGCAAACGATGGCCATGAATCTGATTGGAGGGCAGGAACTGAATACAGCGGAGCTGTTGCTATTTGCAAGAATCCAAGGATAGAGAACAACCAGCTATGGGTCGATATCGAGTTCATAGATGAAGCGTATGAGAAGAAATTGAATATCATCGCATCGAAAGGCATACAGATAGGCGTGAGCAGTGTCGGCTACGGCGAGGTTGATGATAATGGAAGAATAGTTCCAGAGAGCTATGAGCTTATAAGGTTCTTGGATTTTGTTACAAGCCCTGCTGGACTGGTATATGCAACAAAGGAAGAAGAGGAAGCTGACAAGCAAAAAGAAAAGCGTGAGGAATCAATGGAGGAGGCACGTGCGAAGGCAATGGCTGAACGCAGAAACAAGCTTGCTGGCAGACTTTCAAGATATTTAGGAGGGAAAAACTATGTTAACTAAAAGCGTATTGGTCAAACAAATGGAACAGGTGCAGAAGGCAATGGAGACAGCTTTTGCTAAGATGCTTGAGAGTGCAAGCGATGAAGATGTGAAGAAATATGAGAATCTATGCGCACAGATGGAGGATCTTGATAAGAAGCTATCTGAAGCAGAGGCGCTTGAGGAGAAAGACAACAACAAGCAGACACCATCTTCGCTCAATGAAAAACAGGCGAAAGTACTTGAGGAGAAGGTAAAGTTTGTCGAGAGCCTAAGAGAAGCTGTTACAAAAGGCAGCACTTTCACAGGGCTTATACCACGTGATGTCTCAGATCAGATCCAGATGAAGAAGAACGAGATCTCGTCTCTCAGAAAGTACTGTACAGTTCATCAGGCAACAGGAGATTACACTGTCTATGTAGAAGGCGATGACGCTACTGTCACATATGTTGGCGAGGGAGCAGCTCTTACAGAGACTAGCCCAACAATCAAGCCTGTGGCTCTCTCTGCTTTGAAGCTTGGCTGCCTTGTCAAAGTATCATCAGAGTTCATTGCAGACCTTGCTGTAGATGTCATGGCATATCTTGTCGAGAAGATATCAAAGGCATTTGCTGTCAAGGAGGACCATGAGATCCTGTTCGGTGCTGGCACAACGGAATCCAAGAACAACATCAGGGGCGTTGATACAAACACATCTGTCTCAGTTGTTACTGCTGCATCTGCAACAGCATTTACATGGGAAGAAGTCAAATCAACTATCCAGGCTCTTGGGGATTATAGGTCAAATGCAATTTTGATCATGAACCAAGCAACAGCTGATACCATCCAGTCATTCAAGGACGGAACACAGTACATCTTTGACCAGAATAGCGAACTCAAGTCCATTCTTAACAGGCCAATAGTGAAGTGCAAGGAGATGCCATCGGTTGGCGCTAGCAAGACAGTGATCATTGCTGGGGATTTCTCTTATTACCATTTGCTCGATAGAGAGAAGCTTGAGATCAAGACGCTCAATGAGCTTTTTGCTGCCAACGATATGGTTGGAATCACAGCTACAGAGAGAGTCGATGGAGATGTAGCAATAGCAAAAGCATTCTCGAAGCTGGTGATGGCTGCTAAATAAGGAGACATGAGATGTTGGTTACGGTTGATGATCTCAGATCCAAATATGGATTCACTTTTTCTGAAAAGGCGGATGCGGAATATGAGGCTCTTCTAGCAACAGCGGAGGAGGAATGCCTTTCATATGCTGGACTTGAGATAGGAAATATCGATGAATACATAGAAGGCAACGGTGGCAAGATATATTGTCTTAGCCATAAGCCGATAGTTGAGATCACTTCCGTTTCCATCGATGAGAAGCCTATTTCGTTCAGGTATGAGGCAAGGGCAAGCAAGATAGTACTTTCATCATCTGCTCCAGTTGGATCGGAGATTGTGATTTCAATGAAGCTTGGATGGGCAGAGGGCAATGAGCCAGCATCTCTTAAGACAGCAATAGCTCTTACAGCACAGCATCTTTCCAAGCTTCAGAGCTCAAAACAAATGGGAGTTCTATCCAGAACAACCGAGGGAGGCACGGAGCAAATAGAGCAATCAATACCTCCATTGGCTGTCAAAGGGCTTCTCGACAGGTTCAAGTTGGCGGTGCTCTGATGGCAGATGATTTCTTAAGTTTTTCAAAAGAGACTCAAGAAGAATTGAAGAAGACTATAGATGGTCTTTCAAATATCGCTTCAAAAAGGCTCAATGCCTGGGTTCGATTTGCCTTGATAGAGGAGGCTAATGAGTTTGCCGAATACGTAAAAGAGACAAAGCTTACAGGAAACCCTCTCAAGAAGCGAACAGGAGAGACCTACAACTCTGTCAAGGCTTGGACAAGGAAGGCAACAAGCAAAAGAGCAAGCGCTCTATTGGTAAGGCCTGGCGTTGGAGTAAAAGGCTCTTTGAATTATCTGGCCAAATGGGTAGGGACTCCTCTTGAGTTTATGAGACCGGCTTTCACGGAATTCAGAAGAGGAGACAGAATCTTGAAAGCTGTAAGCGAGAATGTATCCAGGCAATTGGATAAGGCTGTGAAGGAGTATGGAATTGAGGAATAGAACAGATGTCTTTCTTGATAAGGTACAACAGTATTTGAAAGCATCTTTCACTGAGAGAGCAAAAGAGCTAGGGATAAAGGATATTGTTGTATGGGATAGAGGCTTCAATGCTGTTATCGACTCCATGACATCATATCCTGCTTGTCTTACGTTCATCGAGAACAAGAACCTTTCTGATATCACAGTGACAGAATACACTCTCATGATTGCCATAGGCGTAACAGCTGATGACACAGAGAGCCTAGAGAGGCTTGGCAACTCCTGGTGCGACATCTTGGAGGATTCAATCAGATCCGATTGGCATCTTGGCGGTGCATGTCTTGATATGGATATGAAGATAGATATCAAGCTAGGAGCAGGCAAAGGCTTGTATGTGATTTATACGGAGCTAAGATGCTCTGTTGATATTGGAGGATTTGTTTATGGAGAAAGCGAGGTGGAAGTGCATCAGGTGCGGATGGACGAGTCAGATTGTGAAAATATCCCAAGCACCAACGATATGCCCGAAATGCGGACAGAGCTTGAGGATGGAGACACGGGCGAACAAGAATAAAAAGCTCTTGAAGAGCTAAAGGAGAAAAACATGGCAGCAATGGCTGGAAAAGACGGTCTGATAAAGATCGGGACAAACAAGATTGGATATATTGATAACTTCTCTATCAATATCAACAGTGCAACTTCCGAGACCAACTCATTGGGAGAGTCATGGAAGAAATACATCGAGACAGGAAAGGATTGGAGCGGTTCTTGTTCTGGGACTCTCGATTATGACGATTTGGCGCAAAAGGATATCGTCGACAAGATGCTTGCCAATACGACAGGTGAATTTGACCTTGAGCTTAAGATCAATGCTAGCCTGACTCTTACAGGCAAGGTCCTCTTCAGCAGCTTGGCACCAAGCGGTTCTTGGGGAGACAAGATCTCTGTCTCGTTCAACTTCGTAGGTAACGGAGCTCCAGCAAAGAAGGAGGCAACTCCATGATCACGCTAGAGAAGGAGAAAACTGTAACAGTGCCGTTCAAGGGTGTTGATGTATCTGTCAGGTACAAGGTTCCTACGGCGGTAGATGCAGAGAGCATTGTGAATGCAAAGCTCTCCGATTGCGAGATATTCAAGAATTTCACGCTTGGAGTGTCGTGCGATGAGATAGAGGAGCTTAACGGAGCTTTCCCATCTGACATCATATCATTGCCAGGTGTGTATCCATTGGTGAACAAGGTAGCTTGGCAGATAGTGAACTCTGCCACTGTTAGCGAAGCAGAAAAAAACTGATTTGTGCCCTGTACTCTCTTCTTTGCGAGAAATATGACTGGTCATATGAACCAACAGGACCAGAGGACAGGGTAGTGGTACTAAAGAGCGGGCAGAAAGTGCGTGCCTATGATATCCCGATGATATTGAATGATAAGGATGCGCTCTCCACTGTCCGCTTCTATCAAAGATACAAGCTGATGGGTATGCCAGATAAATGGGGAGATTGCCCAAACAGGCTTGTTGTGGTTGTGGAGCTTCTTGCTCCTCTGGATGAGCTTTATCATCCTAGGATGACTCTGTAAAACATTTGACGAAAATTTTTTGCAGATATATGATTTAGACATGAGAAAAAAGAAAAAAAGCTTCTGGGAGAAGCTTGATGAGCCATGTGATACCAAGACTGGGGTGGAATTCACCATAAAAGTATATCTTGTCCTTTTATTGATTTTGTTTCTCATCCCAGCACTTCCTTTTATACTTGTATTATTAGGATATTTGGCTAATACCCTTTTTGATTAACGTCTGAATCATATATCCTCCCATAGCAGGTGGATATGGCAAACTCGAAATTAACAATTGAAATATCCGCTTACGTCAAATATACAAGCTAATTGGCATGCCAGATAACTGGAAAAATTGCCCAAACAGGCTTGTTGTGGTTGTGGAGCTTCTTACTCCTCTGGATAGCTTATGCCATCCTAGGATTATTTGACTGAGTTCGAAGATTGAATTAGTATTGAGATATGAAAGAGAAACCAGATATAAATCCGTCTCTTCTTTTTTATCTTCATAATTTAGATAAGAATGACACAGGGAAAGAGCAAGGGGATTTTAATAGGAAGTTCTTTTGCGTTATCGCTATGTTGATAATTATTCCATGGCTTGTTTTTGCTATTCTTATCTTGATATAGTTCAATTCTTCCCAATTACGGGTAGAGATGGCTGAATCTAAATTAACAATTAAAGTTGACGCAAAGGTTACACAAGCTCTTGCTGGTATAGAGTCAGTGAACAAGAAGCTTGAAAGCATGTCAAAGACTACAATGTCAGTCACAGATCGCTTTATCAAAGCTTCAAATACCTTGGCAAGTGCTTCAATAGCTTTGAGTACTATTAAAACGGTTGCTTCTAAAGTTGCTAGCGCTCTAAAGGAATGTGCTGATGCCTATGCAATTCAAGAGCAAGCCCAGGTACGTCTTTCTACAACATTGAAAGCTACCAACAATGTAATAGGCATGAGTGCAACAGAGCTCTATGATCTTGCATCATCATTCCAGAAAGTCACTACATATGGAGATGAGGCAATAATAGAGGTCGAGAAGCTCTTTGTGTCATCAGGAAAGATTGCAAAGGATGTAATGCCAAAGGCTGTCGAGGCGACACTTGATATGGCGTCTGCCTTGGGAGAGGATCTGACAAGCTCCGCAAGGAGACTGGCAAAGGTCCTTGCTGATCCAAAATCCAACCTTGATGCACTCAAGGATGCAAACATACAATTGTCCGATGCTCAAAAGGAGAATATAAAGAAACTCCAAGAAGCAAACGATTTGTTCGGAGCGCAGGACATTGTTCTACAAAGTGTTCAGAATTCCTATGGCGGGATTGCAAAAGCCTTGGCTGACACTGACTCTGGAAAGCTTACACAGATTGGCAATGTCTATGGCGATATAAAAGAAGGCCTTGGAAAAGGCCTATTGGATACTATCAGCCCAGCCTTGGATATCCTTTACGAGAAATTATTGCAGATTTCAGGATGGGTATCGAAAATAGTATCTCAAAATGAGATTGCAACAACATATAAGGCTGGCGGGACTATCGATTTCAGAGATGAAAGCGATGAACAATTGAACTCATACATCAAAGGTCTATCAGCAGAAGCAAGAGTTTCATCAGGAAACAAGAGAAGCTCTCTTGAGAGAGCGCTGGCCGACATGGAAAAGGAGATGTATGCCAGAACTTTTGGCGGTCATTACAACGATTTGTCTCAAGAACAGAAGTCAACGTTCGATGAATTATATGGACAAATCACATCCTCTCGCTATGGGAAGATGCTGAAGGACTACCAAGAGGCTGGACTTGATACATCTGATGAAAATTGGTGGCGCAATGCCAATTCCTATTACTTTGACAAGACCGATGCAAAGGATGTAGCAACATATAGAGGTGCTGTTTATCAAATAGGAAAGCTTTTCCCATCCAAGTCGACTCCAGATAGTCCAATAGCAAGTGTTTCCGATGTTCTTGGAAATACAGAAACAGCAATAAGCGAGACAGATGATTCCAGTGTATCCAGCTTTATAGCCTCGCATAAATCACTTTCAGTACTTGCTCAAATTGCTGAATACCAGAAAGAGATAGATACAGCCACAAAGCTTCTAGGAGAGATGGCAAATGATGATGAGCAATATGGACAGCTTGCCGAGATCCGCTCAGCTCTAGAGAAGAAAAAGTCTGAGCTTGAGAATCCTACGAAACAAGCAGACAACCCAACCAGTGCTGTGTCTGAATTCATTGGGGCAAACAGGGGACTATCTGTTTCTGCACAAATATCAGAGGTCTATGCACAGATAGACAAGGTAACTGGACTTATGGATGGGGCAACGGACTCGGAGAAGGAAATGCTTGAGGAGATCCGTGATTCCTATTATGAACAGCTTACTCCTTTGGAGAGGATAAAGAACGGTATTGAGGATGTAGGGGAGGAGACAGAGGACTACAAGGACAAGCTCAAGACAGTCAGTGATTACATGTCGACATTTGGCTCTGCTGCCAATTCATTTCTTTCATCTGTCTCATCCTATGTAGACACGATTTACAGCAATCAAATCTCAGCTATAGATTCTCTTCTATCTGAATCGAAGTCAAAATGGGACAAATACCTAAGCAATCTTGAGGATAAGCAAGAGATGCAAAAGGATTCATTGTCGCATCTCTATGATAGTGGCCTTATCTCTCTGGAGGAATACAACTCTGCCACCAAGGAGATGTACGATAGCAAGATGGCAGCAGAGGAGCAAGCTGCAAGCGAAGAAGAGAAATTGCAGAAAAAGAGGAATGAGCTTGCTGAGAAGCAGTTCAATGCCAACAAGGCAAACCAGATTGCACAGGCTGTCATCAATGGTGCTATGTCCATTACATCGATATGGGCACAGCATCCAGAGCCTATAACAGCTGGCATTCTTACAGCTCTTGCCTCAGCGACTATCGCTGCACAGATAGCTACAATCTCAGCGACACAATATACTCCTATGGCAACTGGTGGCATAGTAACAAAGCCGACATATGCGCTCTTGGGCGAGGGTGGTGCAAAAGAGGCTGTCCTTCCTCTGACAGAGACAAACATGAAGAGGGCAGGCTTTGGCCAGGCATCAGGCGAAGGAACGATAAACATCAACATCAGCATCGGTACATCATATAACGGAGAACAACTTTCCAAGGATGTTTTCAATGGCATAGAGAGAGCTCAGAGAACAGGGCTTCTTCCGAACTGGAGGTATGCATAATGGGAATATGGAGCTTGCATCTTAAATTCGATGGGGATACAACAGATTATTCTGCTGGGATCCTGGAGAATGCAACTATAAAGGAATGCGTTGGTGCCAGGGGAAAGCATGCAATACAATCATGTTCTGTCTCTATATGGGACAGCATCTTGGCTGCAAAGATATTCAATGCGACAAAGGACATCGATGCAAAGATCTGCAATGGAAACACTATTGTGTTCGAGGGCGTAATCAGACCATATGCAAGGCTGTCGGCTGAGATGGCTCATGAGAATCCGATAGAACTCGAGGTCATAGATTATACGCAGATTCTCCATTGCTATGTCTATACCGATCTAAGCGATATAGATAGCGTAACGCAAGCCGTCAAGGACAAGTGCATAGAGACATTTACATGCAGCAATATTGGTGTGTCTGAGCTAATTGAAAAACTCTTTGGCTTGACAGGCATCACAGATAGGGTGAAGCTTGTTGTCCCTGCGCTTTCAAACAAGAAAAAGTATTTCTGCCTAGAGGCTGGCAAATACATAGATGACGTCATATCCGACTTGCTTTTCGAATATTGCTTGGATTACAGATTCTCTCCTGGAACTCTCACAGTGTTCTCGACAAAGGTCGTGGATATAGACAGCAAGCCAATAGGAGCTTCAGCCGAGATTGGAGACTTCAATCTTCGATTCGATGTTGCCAGAGACGATATGACAGAGGATGGAGTCTCGATAAGCTACGGCGATTACAAAGAGGGAAAGTTCAGGATCTGGACAGAGGACAATAGATGGGATCTTGATTTCTGGGCAGGACTGACTACCATTTGGACAGCAGATTATGAGAGTGGCTATTATTACAATCGGGATATGCATAAGACCCTTGACGATTATAAGAGCAAGGTTTCTTGGCAATTTCCTGAATCGCTTCGGGACAAGACTGTCATTGGTGTAGCCAATTTGGAAGTAAAGGGAGAGCTTCACGATGAGACTGGTGTTGAATACTCATCCCATTGCGATGAATATGACAAGGACGGTGGAAAGCCATACATAAAATACAGCGGTGTTTTCAACTACACTTGGGGAGGCAAAGGATGGGGCTTCTATATGGAAGTCTGGGCTTCTGTGTTCTACAGGGACTCATCGCTGAAATATGAAAAGATCCTTGGGTTGAATCCAACCAAGGTTACAGCTCTGTATATCGAGAATGTAGAGGAAGCCAAGCTTTTATGTGCCAATTTGCAAGCTCGCAATGAGAAGGCAGTGTATTCCTACAGCTTCTCGACAAAGGTTGATTTGATTCCAGGAGCGATTGTCCGGCTGGATGAAGATAAAGTAACAGGCCTTGTAACTGATGTGAGGATTCTTTCTAAGACATATAATCCTCTTACCAAGTTGTTCAAATACGAGGCTGAAGGTGCTGGAAGCGTAAAGATCCCAGAGATATTCTCAAGCGCATCAGGTGGTTCTCCTGTCTCCGAATATCCGCAAGTATACTTCTTTGAGCTTGAAGCTTCAAAGAGCTCCTTCTTTGTGGAAGAGGCAGACAGCGATTTTACTGTTACGGCAAGAGGCACTGTGTTTTCGCAATATGGATGTGTTCCGCAATGGTCTTTCAATGGAGCTGTTCAAGATGAGACAGGCCTTGTTCTTCATTTGCGAAAAAGCCTATTGAAAGTAGGCATCAATACAGTCGAGTGCTCCACCATCCTCAATGGACAGCTGCATGAGAAAACTGTGACGGTTACATTGATACATGCAGCACTTGATATGTCCAACTACTATGAATGGGCTGTTACACAGGACATGAATCCACCAGCTATGAGAGAGGTTTTCTTTGCTTTTGATGATAACCTGTTTTCATTTGATGATTATTTCATAGTCCTTGATGACACTTGGTCACGAGAGCAACCAGATGTATCTCCGACTGAATTCCTGTGGCTTAGAATGCTTACCGAAGATGGGGAGTATGCTGTTATAAGGATGACTGGAAACCCTTATCAAGATTTCAGCATCTACTCTGATCCATCCACGTATATCAATTCCAAGAGGCAGACTTCTGACAGGACTGTAACTATATGTGTCTCTTATGGCAATATAACCAATCCTGTAATCAGCTATCAATTGATTGGGACTCCAGCGGGAGTTGTGCAAGTGAAAGAGAATGGGGTAGGTACAAATGTCTTCAAGATCCTTGCAGGCCAGACTCCGCCAAGCTTCACAGTACAGGTTGCAATAATTGGGATAGGTGTAAAGACGCTGACTGTCCAGGGCATTGATGTTGCGGAGAATGCATCTATGTACTTGGGACGTACCACAGTTATGCCTCCTGTCAGATCCGATATCCTTCTTGTTGATGGTGACTGGGTGCTCTTCATGGGAGATGATACCGAAATCTATAAGAAAGGACATGTCTACAAAAAGAATGGCAATACATGGTCAGAGACAACAGATGTAAAAGAGCTTGCAGATGTCTATTGGGATACAGATGATCTAAGGACCCAGAATATCTATGCAAGGGTGCTGTTTGCTGATTCGATACTTACAGAGAATCTCTCTGTACTAGGCAAATTCAGATTCCAGAAAACAACAGGGACAAATACGGCAAGCCTTGAGATATCTGAAGAGGGAATGATTGCGAGATTCGGAGCTACAACAATCGAAGATGGGAATAGACCGGCCATTTTCAATCTTGATTTTGATACAGGCAATCTTTATGGGAATTTCACGGAAGTAATTCAATATCTACCATATATTTTTCAAGATTCTTTTGACAGTAACCATCCTGCTTATTTTGATTTTTATATTCCAGATGGCATCCTTGAAAAAGTAACCATGAGAGTTAAATGCCAACCATATCGAACATACTCTAGTGTTGGCTCTGATACATCTTTTGAGCTGGGATTTCCAAAGGTAAGTACCATGAGTCAAGCTATTCTTATGAAAGGGCATTCGCATACTTTTAATGGTAGTGCTAGTTGTTCTGATGGAAAACATTCTCATTCTGTTACCGTTAATAGTGGATCTGATACGTTAACTGGATCTACTGGCGGTTTATATGGGAGTCTCTCTGATGGTGAGCATTCACATTCAATAAACGTAAGTGGTACAACTTCTGTGGCTGAAAACGATTGGGTTTGGTACGAAAAAGTAACCGGCGTACAAATTGATCATTACCATAACACAAAGATAGCCATCTCTGAATATGACAAGCCTAAGAGTGTTACGGTTTCATGGTCCAATGGTGATGATGACTACAAGCAGTCAATTGTTGTTGCATCAGGGGAAAGTTCTGACTTAGCAATAAATTCAACAGGCTGGAAAACATTGAAGGTAGTGGCAAATTCTCTAGGAAGAGTTCAAGCACAGTTGATTTGCAAAATAAGAATAAATACTAGAATGCTGTGATTATAAAGGAGAAAAACAATGGCAGATCCAACAAAAAATATTGATTTCAAGGAAAACATGGAACTAGGGAATGATGATGTCCTCTTAGGAATAAGCGTTGATTCATCAGGAAAACCGACAAAGGCGGGGCATTTCAAATACTCTGTATTCAAGCAATGGCTTACAAACTCGTTCAGCCCATATGTGACAAGAGCCGAAGAAGCTGTATCAGTTGCCAAATCCAAAGCAGAGGAGGCTTCATCATCCGCATCCAGTGCCAAGACGTATTCTGCAAATGCAAAAGTGTCAGAGACCAATGCGAAGGCATCCGAAACGAATGCAAAATCCTCTGAGACAAGTGCATCTTCATCTGCTGAGAGCGCATCAGCTTCAGCAGCTCTTGCTGATACCAAGGCATCCGAGGCAAAGAACAGCGCAACGTCTGCATCGACTTCTGCCTCATCTGCATCCAGTGCTAAAACTGGAGCGGAATCGGCTAGGGATGGAGCTGTAACAGCAAAGACTGCTGCTGAAAACTATGCCTCATCTGCATCCGATTCCAAGGATAGCGCATCTGCATCTGCTACTCTGGCTACAACCAAGGCAACAGAGGCAAGCACTTCTGCTGCAAATGCGAAGGCATCCGAGGCAAATGCAAAAGTATCAGAGACAAAAGCAAAGGAGTATGCGGAATCGGCCAATATGAAAAACTATGCCAAAAAGGCAACAACGCTTGCAGGCTATGGGATAACCGATGCATACACCAAGACCGAAGCGGACGGGAAGTACCAGTTGCTGTCAAAGCTCCTCTCTGTTGGATTCGTCCTAGCTGATGGCAAGGCTGACATACAGATTGGAGACGAGATTGCGGGGCATGGCGGAGTCATCTATGCAGATTTGGCAGTTGCCAAGATGGGGCTTGATATGACTTGGACAGTGCCTAGTGTCACTTGGAACGAGTACGAGCGTGATGTGCATGGCGTGCATCTCATCAAGGACAATGGCAATCCCCGTTACCTTGCGATGGACTATACAGACCTAGGCACAGCGAACAACTATGGCACAGGCACTCAAGCTCTTACTTGGGGACCGAACGACCAGAACTGGACAGACATGATAGATGGAGTCGGAGCGTTTACAGAATCAGGTGCCAAGTACACGCCTACAGCAGTCACGTACAACGGCATAGCTCTTGAGGCTGATTGGTGCCCGACTATCGGAAGAAGGAACATGTGGGTGCCGATGTGCATGATGAAGGGCACTGACAACTCGTGGATTGCAAGCGACCTTGCAAACTCCAACTGGGGCAAGTCGAGCTACTTCTGGAAGGCAGCATGGCTAAAGGCTGGAGCTATTCCTTATGACTACAGCAGAGCTGATAGGACTAAGCATCCGTTCTATGTGCCTACCAAGACCGAGATACAAGCTCTCAACAGGGCACACTGGCTCAGGAAGGTCACGAGCTCCTTCCGGCCATGGTATTGGTCATCGACTAACTATAGTGACACCCAGGCGTGGTTCGCGTACTTCACCTGGGGAGGCCAGTACGCGTACAGCAAGGTGTACGACGACCTCGCGGTTCGGTTGGTCAGGACTTTCTGATTTTGGGGTTATTTTGCGAGCCTTTTTATAGGCGAGCAAAGGAGGAGTATGGAAAACAAGAGAGGCATGGGAATATACGCAAAGTTCTATCCCGATGTCTACAAGAAGACAATCGACATGGCGGAGTTCCTGAACAAGGCGTTCAGGAAATCTGGGATTGCCAAAGGGCTGGTATCAGTTGCAGAGGACATCAACTCCGAGCTTGCAGGAATCCTTGCCTTGGTTGTCGAATCCTCATTGTCGCCCGAGAAGGATGTGAAGATAAAAATGATAGAGGGCATATCGCTCAGGCTCAGGAAGGCGAGAGTCGGGATAGATTACATGTACAGGCTCAGATGCCTTACGGATGGCGAGGTCAAGGTGCTGGCAGAGAAAGGCTTGGAGCTTGCGAAGATGATGGAGCAATGGAAGAAGAGGACAAGAGAGGCTGTATAGCTTACGGGCGCAATACGGCTGAAGGGAACTATGTTCCTGATGAAAGTGGACTGGCTGGGTTTCCAGTCGAGGACAGGCTACCGAGAAGCCTCGGGATGCCTTTAAGCAGTCTACATGGACCAGGCGTGGAACGCGAACTTCAACTGGGGAAACCAGAACACGAACAACAAGGTGAACGACAACAACGAGGTTCGGTTGGTCAGGAGTTGCATCGGAACATGGATACGGTAAGCTTCGAGGAGCTTGCAGAGGCATACCTCGATTGCAGGAGAAGGAAGAGCACTACCCTCGGCGCAGAGCTGTTCGAGATGGACTTGGCGATGAACATCGCACGGCTTTGCGATGAGATAAACAGCAGAAGCTACAAGACATCCCCATCCACATGCTTCCTTGTGTACGAGCCAAAGCTGAGGGAGGTGTTCGCATCGCCTTTTCGAGACAGGGTTGTGCACCATTTCATAAGAAGGGAGCTTGAGCCGTGCCTCGAGAAGGAGCTGATATACGACACGGCTTCATGCAGGCTAGGCAAGGGCACGCTGTTTGCCGTAAAGAGAGCCCAGAGGTTCATGAGGCAAGCGCAGGAGAACGAGAATAAAAAGGCGTACTACTTAAGGCTTGATATCTCCGGCTACTTCATGTCCATCGACAGAGACATGCTATGGTACAAGATCGATAGGCTCATATCCAAGAGATACAAAGGGACGCATGAGGAATTGCTTAGGTATCTATTGAGGATTGTTATATATGATGACCCGACAAAGGATTGCATCTTCAATACTCCGTTTGGAGAGTGGGCATCGTTGCCCAAGAGGAAGAGCCTCTTCTACTCGGACGGCAAGGGACTTCCGATTGGGAATCTCACAAGCCAGATGTTCGGCAACCTCTATCTGAGCGAGATTGACCATGCAATCAAAGCGAGGGAGCGATTCTATTCAAGGTATGTTGATGACATGGCTGTAATTAATATAGACAAGAGCCACTTGCTTGAGACGAGGGACATTGTAGAGGAAAAGCTCTCTGGAATCGGGCTCAAGCTCAACAAGGGGAAGACGCATATCGGGCTATGCGACTACGGCATGGATTATGTCGGCAAGCTGATAAAGCCATACTCGATAACAATCCCTTGCGATTCCGCAAAAAGGATGGCACAAAAGATGTCAACGGCTAGGAGCCTTGCTTCCGTGAACAGCATACTTGGATGCGCCAAGGGCTTCATGTCGCAAAGAAGAGCCAGCAAGCTAATCGAGGCAATGCCCGATGCATATACACTAGACGGCAACAGGATGGTTGCAAAGGAGACGATAACATGGAACTGACTTATGGATCATGGGTTTCAATCGACAGCCCAGAGTTGAAGGAATTCGAGGAAAGCGCCAAGGGCTTCATGTCTGCACACGAGGATGCAACGCTTGAGGAGAACAGCGAGAGGGCAACAATCAGACAGCTTACGGAATCCGAGCTCAGGAACAAGAAGGCACAGGAGCTGAGGAGAGAGACCGAGAAGGCAAAGAGCGAGCTTGAACAGACCGACTACGCTGTCATCAAGTTCATGGACAATCTAATCAAGTCCTCGCCTGAGTTGCTGGCAACATTCAACGAGCAGTACTCAGGGCTTCTAGAAAGAAGGCAATCGGCAAGGGACAAGGTCAATGCAAGCGAAGTGGAGATGAGCTCGCTATGAACATAATCCGCTCTGTTCTCGCCTAGGTTCGTTTGTAGCTTCCCGATTCTGGTATGTCGATGAAGGATGTGATGTCTATGGATGCATACGAGATCCTTATGATCGTATTCATGGTTATAGGACTTTTGATAGCTGTTTATAGAGAAAAATAATTGCCCAGCAAACTTCTACTTGATATGCTCCCCTTAAACAGGACAAAGAAAATAAATAAGAGTCTGTTAAGAGGAGTATTTTTATGGGAAATAAAGGTAAAGCTAGCCCAGAAATCAAGTTGAAATTAGTAGAACAAGTAAGAGCTGGAAAACTTAGTCTAAGCCAAGCAGCAAAAGAAGCTGGAGTATACATTGCTTCCGAAATTCTCACTCCTGTGCCAGCCAATCCTTTGATAAGTTCTCTCTTTTAAGGTGTCTTTCAAACCCTTCTAAATCCATGTGATCTCTCCTTTTCTCGGTGGTACGTTTTGTGGACCACGCATGTTCTAGATTATGTTCCTGTTGCGGTAAAATTCTTGTATGAGCGAAGAAGAGACAAGAGCGATCACCATTGCAGAGCAGGCGTATAAGATATCGATGGAGACAAGAGAGCGATGCATCAAGACTGAGGAGCGTGCAAAGAGCCTTCAGCATCGCATGGACAACCAGGATATGAAAATGAATGCAATACTTCTCGACCTGAAGGATATCAAGCATTCAATGGGAGAAAGCAAGGCTACCCAGCGCAGCATAAAACGGCAAGTCTCATTCTTCATGGGTTTGATATCGGCTGTATCGGCAATAGGCGGGATCATAAGGGTTATCTTTATGATCTCCGACCGAATGTAATTTGGTAATAGGAGGGCTTATGAACGTTCTAAGCTTTATTGATCCAAATCTGCTTCCATGGATATTGGTGGCAAATGTTGCAGGCTATTGGTTGAAGCAAAAGGGAATGCCAAGGTGGATGCCTCCAATTCCACTGGTGCTGTTCCTTGCAAATTTCATAGTGTGCACGCTTGTTGGCTGGGCTATGGCAGATGCGGAAGGTTGGAAGGCAATGGTTATTGCTATCCTTGAGTATGGTGTTGGGAATGGGCTTGCTATAACTTTGGCAGCAACCTTTGGATATGATATCGTCCATTCATTCACAAAGAGGCATGTTAGGAAAAAAGAAGCAGAGGAGGGGAACAATGATTAACCATATCAAGAGGAAGTATCTCTTTTATATAGGAGTTGGATTGTCATTCTTCTTGGCGATTTTCCTCATATGCTTGCTGGCTACATCGGAAGGTGTCTTCTATTCAATTTGCTGGGGAATGCTTGCTTTTGGATATTCCACAGTTATTGCAAGGATTGGTTTCCATCTCTTCTTGAAGGACAACTCTCCCGAGATGTGGCAGATAACAATTTATCAGTTCCTTGCTGTTACAGGATGGTTGATTGCCATTATATCAAACACATGGGCAATTGCCTCTGTTGGAATTGCGATATTGGTTGGCTTCTTGATGATGAGCTTAGGGACAAGATTCATAAAGTACGCAGGTGATTGGGTGAAGGTTGCCCTGGATAAGGATCTTGCATTCTATATGGAGAATTCCAGATGGAAGTTCCTAGGTGATGATATCAAGGCTGGCGAAGATACAGCTAGGCCAATCTGCTCTGTCAATGGGAATCCGTTGACTGTCTCTGAGGCAAAATCACAAGGATATGTAAAAGAATCAGAAGACGGCTTGGCTTATTTGAAAGCTGTCTTGAAAAAGGAGGATGATTGATGTG